TTAGTATTTCCTACATTGAAAGATGATTGGGGAATCTATGTACCTGAGGTAAAATACCTAGCTCCTGAACCACTGGTTAATTATTCTGATTTATCATTAACTAAATACCCTAATGTGCACTTTGTAGGCGATGCGTTGTCAGCAAGGGGTATATCAGTGTCAGGGGCTCATGGTACACTTGTTGCTGAAAAAATCTTGGATGTTTAAAATAAATTACGTATATTATTGATATGAGTGAAAAATGGGAACCAACTAGAAAAATAAAAACTGCTGATGGTACAATAGCCTTTGTTTGGGAAGGTAAATTACATAACTGGGAAGGACCAGCTTTAATACCACAAGGAAATGAAAAAAAAGCTGAATACCACCTTTATGGTATAAAATATAGTAAAGCAGAACATAAAGAAAGAATAAAACAACAAACGGGTTTACCTTGGTATAAAAAACCTGCTCCAAAAGGACAACAACATAGAAATTAATGAAAAGAGAAGCGGTTATAGTATCTGGTTATTTTAATCCACTTCATGTTGGACATTTGGAACTATTTGAAAAAGCGTCTAGTGAGGGTAATTTTTTAATTGTTATTGTTAACTCGGATTTACAAAGAGAATTAAAAGGTTCAAAAGAATTTATGCCTGAAGATGAAAGATTAAAGATAATTCAATCTATTAAAGGAGTGGGAATGGCTTTAATTTCTATTGATCAAGATTCAACTCAAAATCAAACATTAAGATTATTATATGATAGGTTTAGTGATACTTGGGATTTAAATTTTGCAAATGGAGGTGATCAAACTAATGAAACTATACCAGAAAGCGTGACTTGTAATGAATTAGGCATTACATTGATAGATGGATTAGGTGATAAAATACAATCAAGTAGTTGGCTATTAAATAAATAATATGAAAATAGGTTTATGTGGTACAATGAGTGTAGGTAAAACTACATTAGTTAATGCTTTAAAAGAATTACCTCAATTTAAGAATTATAGTTTTGCTACTGAACGTAGTAAATATTTAAATGATTTAGGTATTCCATTAAATACTGACTCTACATTAAAAGGACAAACAGTATTTTTAGCGGAAAGATGTGCTGAGTTAATGAATGATAATATAATTACTGATAGAACAGTATTTGATGTAATGGCATTTACTTTAAATGCTAAATCTATAGCACACCAAGATAAAGATATATTTGAAAGTTATGCAAAAGAATTCATACGAGAATACGATTATATTTTTTATATTTCTCCTTATGGCATTCCTATTGAAGATAATGGGGTAAGAGAAACTGATGAACATTATAGAGATATTATAGATTTTACTATTACTACTTTAATCAAAAGATATAGTCATATGGCTAAAAATATTGAAACTATAAAAGGTAGTACTGAGGATAGAATTCAGCAGATTTTATCATATTTATAATAAAACCATATATTATAATGAAAAAATCTGAATTAAAATTATTTATTAAAGAAAATATTATCGATATTCTTAGTGAGGCAACTGAAGAGGAAGTTGAAAATCAAAAAGAATTAAATAAAGAATTAGAAAAAACAGCACAACTTCAGAAACAATTAGGTGAAGATGAAGATATAGATGATAAGGATGCTATTAAGGCAGCTAAAGCTGCTAAGGGCAAAAATAAAAGATATGATTTAGCTTTACAACAACTTAAAAAAGTTGAAAAAAATATGGCTAGTTTAGGTAAAGATTATAGTAAAGCTTCTGGAGTTGAAAAAGAAAATATTTTAAAACAATTAAAGAATTTAACTAATCAAAAAAATGAGTTAAAATCTTTAGTAGATAAATACGCAGATGATCTCGTCTAGGGAAAGATTTATTTATATTTTAAAAATAGTTATATTAATTTCTATTATTCTTTGGTTTTTATTTGGTAAAAATGAAACTTATGTTAGTGAATATCAAAACCAAATTAATGCACTGAATTCTAAAATTGATTCTTTACATAGTATTAATGACAATTTGGGTTCTAAAATAGATACTCTTAATAATCAAATTACTTCTTTAGATAGTGAAATTAATAATCAAGATAATTTAATTAAAAAATTAAAAATTAAAACCAATGAAAAAGTTAGGGCTGTTGATAATTTTAATGATGATGAGCTTTACCAGTTTTTCGCAGAACGATATAGACAGCACTTCGATTCGATTAGAAAAGCCGGTAGCGAAGTTAGTAATTAAAGATTTAATTACGGGTGATGATGCTAAGGAAGAATTAAAATTATCTTTAAACAAATATACATTATTAGAAAAAAAGGTAATATTAAAAGATAGTATTATTTTAAATTTAAATACTCAAATAGATAATATAAGGAGTATTGTAATGACAAAAGAAGATCAGTTAAATTTATCTAATGAATTATCTAAAAAACTACAAAACGACCTAAAAAAACAAAAATTAAAAACTAGATTTGTAGGTGGTGTGGGAATTGCAGTTGCAGTTGGTATATTAGTAATAGCTAAATAATATGGCTGATTTAAAAAAAGTAATACGTCAAGAATATCTTAGATGCGCTAAGGACCCCGTTCATTTTATGCGTAAGTATTGCTATATTCAGCACCCACAAAGAGGTAGAATTCAATTTAATTTATATCCTTTTCAAGATAAAGTCTTAACTTTATTTAGGGATAATCCTTATTCTATTGTATTAAAATCCAGACAATTGGGTTTATCTACTCTATCTGCTGGTTATTCTCTTTGGATGATGTTATTTGCTAAGGATAAGAACATACTTTGTATTGCTACAAAACAAGAAACTGCTAAAAATATGGTAACTAAGGTTAAATTTATGTACGAAAATTTACCTTCATGGTTAAAAGTAGATGCAGCAGAAAATAATAAATTAAATTTAAGATTAACTAACGGTTCTCAAATTAAAGCTACATCAGCAAGTAGTGATGCTGGTAGATCAGAAGCGGTATCACTTCTAATAATTGATGAGGCTGCTTTTATTGATAATATAGGTGAAATTTGGGCTTCAGCTCAACAAACATTAGCAACAGGTGGTGGTTGTATTGCTTTAAGTACTCCCTATGGGACAGGTAATTGGTTTCATCAAACATGGACTAGAGCGGAAGCTGCTGAGAATGATTTTTTACCTATAAAATTACCTTGGTATGTACATCCTGAAAGAGATGAAGCTTGGAGAAAAAGGCAAGATGAATTATTAGGTGATCCTAGAATGGCTGCTCAAGAATGTGATTGTGATTTTAGTACTTCTGGTGATATTGTATTTTATCCTGAGTATATAGAATATTATGAAAAATCTTTTATCAAAGATCCAATGGAAAGAAGAGGAGCAGATCAAAATTTATGGGTATGGGAAGTAGCAGATTATTCTAGAAATTATATGGTTGTAGCTGATGTATCCAGGGGTGATGGAAAGGATTATTCAGCATTTCATGTTATTGATACAGAAAGTAATGTACAAGTAGCTGAATATAAAGGACAAATTGGAACTAAAGAATATGGTCATTTATTAGTTGGAATTGCTTCGGAGTATAATGAAGCTATGTTAGTAATAGAAAACGCTAATATAGGTTGGGCAACCATTCAAACAGTAATAGATAGACAATATCAAAACCTTTATTACTCTCAAAAATCTGATCAACCTAATGTTAATTCTTATTTTGATAAGTATCAAGATCACTCAAAAATGGTTCCTGGATTTACTATGTCTTCAAGAACAAGACCTATGGTAATTGGAAAATTTCAAGAATATTTAAGTGATAAAGGTGTAACAATTCAATCTAAAAGATTGATTGAAGAAATGAAAACATTTATATGGCGTAATGGAAGACCAGAGGCACAATCGGGTTATAATGATGATTTAGTTATGGCTTTTGGGATTGCTATGTATATTAGAGATACAGCTTTAAAATTTAGACAAAGAGGTATTGACATAACAAAACAGGCTTTAAATAACATGCATGTAAACAGAACTCCATACCAAGGGAGTTATGGTTCCATGCCTAACCAAACTAATCCTTGGCAAATAAAAACCAAAGATGGTAAAGAGGACATTAGTTGGCTTTTATAGCAATATTTATAACAATAATTATATATTAATATGGCAAATACAAGTGTATTTTCAAGACTAAGAAGATTATTTTCAACTGATGTAGTCATCAGAAATGTAGGAGGTAATCAAGTTAAAACTATAGACTCAGGTCATATTCAAGCAAGTGGTGAATATGAAACAAATTCTTTAATAGATAGATTTAATAGAGTTTATTCTACAATGCCTACATCTTTATATGGGGCCCAATTTAATTTAAATTATCAATATTTAAGAACTCAACTTTATTCAGAATATGATGTAATGGATCAAGATGCTATTATTGCCTCTGCATTAGATATTGTAGCTGATGAATGTACACTTAAAAATGACATGGGTGAAGTACTTCAAATTAGAAGTTCAAATGAAGATATACAAAAAATCTTATATAATTTATTTTATGATGTATTAAATATTGAATTTAATGCTTGGATGTGGACAAGACAAATGTGTAAATATGGTGATTTTTTTATGAAATTAGAAATCGCGGAAAAATTTGGTGTTTATAATGTAATACCCTATACTGCTTATCATATTGAAAGAATAGAAGGATCTAATCCAGATAATCCAGCTGAAGTAAAATATAAATGGAACCCTGATGGGTTTGCAGGTAGTTCTTATGGTTACTATAATGTACCTAATCAAAATTTAGAAGCAGGCCCTGATGATAAAGGTTCTATAATTTATGATAATTATGAAATGGCTCATTTTAGAATGGTGGGTGATGTTAATTATCTCCCCTATGGTAGAGCATATATTGAACCAGCCAGAAAATTATTTAAACAATATACATTAATGGAGGATGCGATGTTAATTCATAGAATTGCTCGCGCACCTGAAAAAAGAGTATTTTATGT